TCTACTTCTGCATCTATCTTATCATATAATTCGACGAACGACTGCTTAGTTTCATCATCAAATCTATTTACACAAACTTTGATTGCTTTAAGACGATCTTGCCAGATAGCAAATGCTCTAACAATATGCACAAGACGACGAGTTGAAATAACTTCATCTATACCACCATCCTTAAAAGTCCTACGAATAATGTCAGACCAATTGGCAAGGTTAGTACAGAACTCTACATCAAGTACACCCAAATTAGCAGCAACTTTCTCAAGGATCTTCTGCTCAGTCTTAGGAGTTGGATACTCCTGCTCAAAGGTTAAAGCAAATCTCTCAAGGAATGCTTCATTAAGAACATTAGTTCCTATGAATCTACCATCATCAGATCCCTTACCTTTAGTGTTAGCAGTTGCAATAACATTAAAACCAGGTGCTTTCTTAACATACTTACCGATCTTCTTCAAGAACACACCTTTGCCTTCAAGAATGGATTGTAAGCATAGTATCTTGTTACTCGCCAAGTCAACTTCATCGAGTAGCAAGACAGCTCCTCTTTCGAGTGCTTCCACGACAGGTCCGTTATGCCAAACAGTTGACCCATCAACAAGACGGAACCCACCAATAAGATCATCTTCATCAGTTTCAATAGTAATGTTTACACGAATCAATTCTCTACCAAGAGCAGCACATGCTTGTTCTACTGATAATGTTTTACCATTGCCAGATAATCCAGTAATGAATGTTGGATAAAAGATCTTAGAATTAAGAATCCTCTTAAGATCAGAGAAGTTACCAAACGGTACATAGTTTGGATCTTTCTGTGGAACCAAATTTCTATCCTGAACAACAGGTTCGACAGCAGGTTGCTCAATTGATTTTTCTAATATCTCACGACCTTCTTCTACGGTTAATTTCCACTTCCCACTACTGATACCACCTATTCTTGATGCATGTGGAATCTTTTTTAAACGAGAAGTAATACTTTGTTTTTGTACTCCAAACTTATCACTAGCAAGAGAAACTTCTTTACTAGAAATCTCAGGACCAAATTCTGAAAAGAAATCCAATAGGTCTTCATTGGAGAATGTTGATGTGAAAGGCATTAATAAATCTTTGTCTGTATGAATATAGTATAATGTATGTTAGAGAGAATGGGGAAGGTTGTAGACACTTCCCCAACTGTCATGATACGTGTCCAATAAAGGATGACAATAGCTTCTTGTTAGAAGACTTGTTTTTAAGCATCTTCTTAAATGCTCTAGTGATTTGTCCTTTAGTAGCATCTTGTGCAACTTCAAACTCACTATCCTCATCTAAAGATGAATTCGCAATAGCATAAAGAGCAGTGAATGACATTGGATTTGGAATGATCGCTGACTTCTCTTTCTTCCATTGCTTTTGTACTTGATCATAAGATGTTTCTCTAGTACCGTATCTACCAACAAAGTTTGATAGATCTCTCGCTGCTAGAATACGAAATCCTAAAACAGAAACTTCTGGAAAACGATCTCTAACTTGCTGTATGAAAGTAGCAGTGATATGAGACCAGCAACCATCAAATGGCTTGTATACTCTACCAGTCTTACGATCACGTAAGCAAGTATTGTAATCAATTCTACCAGGTCTAACCTCAATCTCTTCTGAATAATCTTTGTGAATCTTTCTACCATAAGTTGCTTGATGTGCTTCACCATCAGTTAACACACAAACATTAACTTTCTGTAGATCATTCTTCTTCTTGAAATCTGGAATCAAATAATTTAGCATTACCAATGCTTCATTCAATGGAGTTCCAGATAAACCAAAACCAGGAGTAGGTTGATATTGAACACGATTACGATAACAAAATGCTTCCCTGAAAAGATTGAGACACATACGATCATAATTCTTAGAATTAGATCTTGATGAAATTACATTTACTAAATCGAACTGTCTATCATCTAAGTATACTTCATTCACTTTAAGAGATTTGTAATCACGATCATAGTAACCATCATACCATCCACTATACTTTTGATCTTCTGCTGGTTCTCCACTATCAATTGAATTCTTTGCTATGTACCAGTCATTAGTAAAAGCATATACTTCAAATGGAATTTGAACTTTCTTGCAAAAAGAAGTTAAGTTAATTAACTGCTTAACTGTAGCAAGTATCTCTTGTGACATTGAACCAGACCAATCTAAAAGAAAGATCATACCATGATTCTTTCCATCTGGAAGAACAGTTATCTTCCGAAAAATGTCTTCACTGAATTTATATTGATGAAGCTTCGTTGTATTGAGAACCCCAGTACGAGCTGTACCAGCACGAGCATAATTATCAGCTGATTTCCTACATTCAAATTCTTTAACCAAGTAATTAACTTCCTTAATTGATCCTTTTTTAAATGATTTATATTCTGCATCTGGATTATGGTAAGGAAAAATATCTGACTCTGGATAACGTTCTCCAACTGATTTAATATATGCGTCACGTTGGAAATCTATCCAATCATGTACATCAGACCAGTCAGTTACATATGTATCCATGTTTACTTTCTCTGGAATCTCAATGTAGTTAACATCAGATAAATGTGAATTAGGACGAGAAAGTTCTTTTGCTAATTCATCAAATGCTCTTTGAGTTTCCGACTCACCAGTCTCACCACCTGCTTTACCAGAACCACCTTTAGTTGGTTCGTCAGATGCTGGTTGTGCATTAGGTGAAGTAGAATCACCACCCTGATAACTAGGTGTATCTAATTGAGCAGGATCTTCTTGTGCATTACCTTCTTTGTTTATCTCTTCTACTAACTCTTCATCACTCATATCATCTAGATCCTTATTACCAGAACCTTTCTGATCTGCTGCGATCTCAGCATTCAAATCCTCTGCATCTTCCATTGCTTCTTTATCTTTCTGATTCTGCCAATCATATATTCTCTTTGCAACTTCTAGAACCTCATCAAAAGTTTCAGTAGAAGCAACAGCATCTACAAATTGATCTTCATCATCCTCAAAAGGAATGAGAGAATCTGCACCCATTTTAAAGTGAAGATTGATACGATCAATAAGATTATAGTTCTCAAGATCCTTACCTTCTGTACCAAAGAAATCCTGATCAACTAACTCTGTATATCCTTTTGAAAAACTTTTCTTAAGACCAGGATACTTACGCTTCATTAATTTTTCTATACGAGCATCCTCTACAATATTAACATAATCCATAGAGCAATCAACATCCACTCTCCAATCTCTATTTGGAGTGAAGAGAGCATGTCCTACTTCATGTCCAACTAACATGTCATAAACATCATTAGTTGCTAGATCCCAAAGTGGCAGTGTAAGAACACGACGATCTACATCAAACTGTGCAGTCTCACATTGTCTGTGCTCTACTACGAGATTTTCTGTTGCTAATAGTTTAGCAAGATTTCCTTTAACTTCGTTGCGTTGCATTCGATCTCTTTGTTGATGTACACATCATAACAAAAAAATACCCTATCCAACCAGTCCATGTGTCACTTCGTTAACTGTCTCCTTTAGGATAGAAAAATTCTTATCCTTCTCAGCAGTGATAGTCCTATCAAATTTATCGTTCATGGCCTCCTTATGACTGATCACAAATACATTTGTATTATCATCGAAATTACGTAAGACCCAACCAAGATCAGAAGAACCAGATTGGTCAAGCGAACCGTCAAATATTTCATCTAGGATAAGTAAGTTAGTGTCAACGCTATTCTTAAGCTTAGCAACAGAACGCCAAGTAAGCAACAAAGCGATATCAATGCGAGCTTTCTCTCCTTCACTGAAACTGTCATATGTGAATACGTCTCTATACCTACTCTTAATTATTTCTTCAAAGTTCTCAGTAAGTGTGAAATTAACATAAAAGTCCATACTTTGTAAGAAATTGTTAATTAACTTATTCATTGTAGGAAGGTATGTCTTGATGATTCTAGTCTTAATACCATTATCCTTAAGCAGTTGTCCTGCTGCAAGAATAACATCACGATCCTTTTTAACATTAGAATGATCTTTCACCAATCCTTTTTTATCTTTTACCAAACCCTCTAACTTAACAAACTCTGCCTTCTTATCTGAATTAGATCCTTCTAGTTCTTTAACCTCATTGTCCAGATCATTAATACCATTTCTTATGGTAGTAATCTGAAAATTCTCCTGAGTGATAGATGAGTTACAAGTAAGTACCTTCTGTGATAGTTTCACAAACTGATCTTCTCTATCTTCTTCCTTCTTGATTGCAACTGAAAGATCTTCTAATCCAGCAGTTAAACTATCAAGTTCTACTTCACCTTCCTTGATCTTTAGTTCCCTAAACTCTTCACTTAAATCTTGTGTGCATGTAGGACATACATGATTGTCCTTAAAGAATCCATTCTCCTTCTCACATGAAGATAACTTACCTTGAATTTTAGTAAGGAAAGTATTTAATTTCTTAAGTTTTACTTTAGAATTGGACAACTCCTCCATTTCTTTAGATAGTTTTTCCACATCTTCTGTGAGTTTGTGAATTTCTTCTGTACTTTTTACTTCATCTTTCTGTAATTCCTTAATCTTTTCTTTCTTTTTATCTACTTCTTCTTGATTTCTCTTCTCAAGAGTAAGCATATGTTGCTTCTGAAGCTCTATCTTCTCCTCTAAAAGATGTATTTGATAATCAAATTCCTTAATCTCTTCATTATTCTCTCTGGTTTTATCCCTGAGAAGTAGATTCATTGTAGAAAAGACTTGAATGTCAAGTATATCTTCTATGATCTCTCTACGTTGTACAGTAGGAAGACGCATAAAAGGAACGAAGGTACTAGATCCTAACACTACAATCTGTGTAAAGGATTTATAATTTAATTTTAATATATTTTTTTCTAAATTCTTTTGCTGTTCTGCTACCGTTGACTCTTGATTAAATATCTTACCATTACAATAAATCTCAAACTTGTTAGGCTTGATACCACGAATTACTTTGTAGTCTAACTTACCAATAGAGAACTCAACCTCTGTCATACAGTCTTTCTCATTGACACTGTTGACAAGCATACCTTTATTAATCTTTCTAAAAGGCTTTCCAAAGAGAGAAAAGGTCAACGCATCTAAGATGGTTGACTTGCCAGCACCGTTAGTGCCTACTATTAAATTTGTTCGCGCCCCTTGGAGATCAACCTCACTAAACACATTACCTGTACTTAGAAGATTCTTCCAACGAACCTTTTTAAAAATGATCATGCTCTATCTTCAGGTGGTATCAATAAATCGTCTGGTGTAATAATTAAAAATCGTTGTCCTCTTTGTTGACAAGCATTAATCATTTCTTGTCCTTCTATTTCTAGAATCTCCATTTGAGGTAGATCAATACCTTCTTGAAAATCTAACATCTCAAGATATCTATCGGCATCATCTTCTTGTTCAAAGATTGGAACTACCCTATTATTGTTGTCATCATAAACAGAATAAACACCTTCTGGTTTATCTTGTAATGTAACAATAAACATTAGATTGCCTCACAACTCTCTGTATATAGTGAATGCATGAGGTTTTTCAGATCTGATTTATCTACGGACATCTCGACTTCATCAATGTATTCATTAAGTAGTGTCAAGGTATCTTTTGTCTCTAGATCAGTATCATCAACATCATCATCATGTACTAGAGTCTCTACAACTTTTACATCATGGACTCCTACATTGTATAAACGATCAACCAGTGTCTCGAACATCTGGTAATCCCGCTTTTCTTCGACCACAAGTTTGATGAACTTGTCTTTATAATACTGCACATCGTGTTTGTTGTAGTCGTTTTCTGTGTCCCTGTAATAAATCTTTTCAAAAATTTGATGGGGGTTCTCCACAAACTTGAGTCTATTACTTTCAGTATCGTATATATGAAACCCACGACTATCCTTGTAATCATTCCAAAACATCTGATAAGGGTTGCCTAAGTAATGAACGTTTCCTCTCTTAGACCTATGATGAAAATGTCCAGACCATACACGTTCAAACTTTTTAAATGCAGTCAATCCTAATGCCTGTGAGTTCTCATAGAACATACCAGGTGTTACTTCAAATCCATTGATCTCAAGATGTCCACAGACAATAGTAGCATCTGTGTCTTCTAAGGATTGCATTGCTAAATCTTTATTTCCAGAGTTGATCCAAGGAAGCATCATAAACTTCTTACTATCAATCTGCAATTCTTTTGGTTCAGTATACAGAGTTATATTTTTATACTGTTCTAGTAATAACTCTGGTGAGTTAATCTTATTTGTGTTCTTGTAATACGTGGTATGATTACCAAGTATCATGTGTACATCATACTTTGCAAGTCGGTCAAAATAATTTTCCTTAATGCGAGCAAGAGTATTATAGTCCATAGACTTTCGGTTATCAAATGTATCGCCCAAATCAAAGACACAAGTGATATTCTCTCGTTCGAGAGTAGGAAAAAATATTTCATCATAAAATTTTTGGAAGTAGTTCCAGAATGCTAGTGAACCCTTACGACCATCTAAATGTTGATCAGTAATAATGGCAATCTTCATGTTAGTTGATCTAAGGTATACAAACTAATCAATTCTAATTCTTTGTCTAAAAAAGTAAAAGGATCATGCTCCTTCCTATCAATGATAGTAACTACTTCCTTAACATAGTAACCAGCATCTCTCAATTTCTCTACAGCAAATATAGCAGATCCTCCTGTAGTAATCACATCCTCTAGGACAGTTATTTCAGTGTCCACTGGATGATCTGGTCCTTCTATCCAAGCAGAAGTCCCATGTCCTTTAGGTTGCTTGCGAACAATCTTCTGATCAAGTCCTCCAAGAACACCAACACCACATACTAGTGGATCAGCACCGAGAGTCAAACCTCCCACTACCTTAGTCTTAATAACTTTGAGAAGTGCTTCTGAAGTTAACTTCAAACCTTCACCAGATAGAATGACAGGTTTGCAATTGACATAGTGTTCACTGGTCTTACCAGATGACAACTTAAACTCTCCTTTACGATATGCTTTCTCTTTTAATAGATTTAAAAGTGGATCCATTTAGTGTTAATAGTATATACTGCTTTTGATTGTGGATATAGTTCCCTTAGTTTTTTAATTACTTCTAGTTGTATTTCTAATATCATCTGTTAATTTTAGTTTGAATATTTTCTTTTATACTTCCCATATCTGAATGTGATGCATTCATACCAGTCATACTACCATCATATGAATCAGTATGCATAACTTCATCATAACCAGAACGTTCTAATATCTTACCTTTAATCTCTAGTTGCTTTTTCTCTTTCTGGATACGTCTTAAGAATGCATAGTATATAATCTGAGTGAAGTAGGCAAAAGGGTTCGTGGATTTCTCAGGATCAAAATTATCTATGTATTGTAAACAGTTCTCAATACCATCACAAATCATATCCTCTCGAAACATGTAGTTGACAAAATTTGGTTTGTATGATAGATGTGTAGCAATCTTTAAAAAGCACTCGCCGATATAATTTGTCACACGAGGTCGGGGAGCTCCCAACTCTTTTGCTTCAATAACCTTTGAGCGATACTCGCTTATAGCATAAAGAAATTCTTTATTGTTAACATAGTATTCTGTCTTTTTTCTTGCCATTACTTTTGCCACGAATTGTTCGTATCACTGATCATAGTGTAGCACGCAGGATCCGATTTGTAAAGGGGGCTTGACAAGGAACCACAAACGCAGTAGACTAACCATGTTAAGGGTTCAAGGATGACTCTAGCTTTTATTAAATATATCTTCTAAAGATCTTTTTTTATCTTGAATAGAACCTAAGTAACCTGACTTACGTGGAAGTTTATTTCCATTCTTAGTCAGGTTTTTTGCGTTTTCTATTCTACCTAAAGTCTGTTCATAGAATGCTTTAATGGTAGGATCCAATTCAGTCATTGTTAAAACGTGATTTCTATTAACAATAAACATTTCATCAAATGTAGCCATCACCCATTCTTTAAGAGCGAACCCCGCGATCTCAACATTACCTTTCTTTTGTCTAGCAATCTCAACTTGAAGAGGTCTATTCATCACTATCTTATCTTCATCAGGAAGATAGCATACTTGTGTAAGTACTTCTTCTCCTGATATTAATTTGACTGAAGCGTAGAATTCTTCTTCCGCTTTTTTTAAGTCTGCCTCTGTCATTTTAATTTGCTCTAAGGTTTACTTTAATAACTTCATACTTGAAATTTTCATCGTTGTATATGTTGACTCTTTCATTAAGATGTTTAAGAGTATAGTTCTGACCACCAATATCATCAGCGATATCATATAATGTTGCTATATCTTTTCCTTCACCTCTTCTCAATACTCTTCCTATTGACTGAAGATTTCGTATTCTGGACTTGGACGGCGACGCGAAGACGATGTTATGTAATCGCTTAATATTAATACCAGTACTAAAAGTCCCATACGACGCAACAATAACGGCATTGTCTTCTTCCTCTGTTATTTTACGGACTTCCTCTCGGTCCTCCACATCAACTCCTCCGTGTACAAAGAATACTTTTCGCGGAGATGTTACAGAATTATTTATTAATTCAAAAAGTGGTTCACCATGCTTCTCTACATAGTTAAATAGCACTAGAGTATTACCTTCTAGATCCTTTACCAAATTTTTAATGAGATTATTTCTAGATGTATGATTGACCAAATAGTCTATCTCATCATGGAAAGTTTCAAACATCTGAGGTTCATGGTCGCATAGTAATATCTTGATTCTAAAATTTGATAGGTAGCCAGACTTGATTAAATCGTCAGTCTTTGTTACTCTATCACAAGAACCGAAAAGACCTTCCAATACCCACTTGTGTGTTTTACTACCATCTAGTGTACCAGTAAAACCAAATCTATATTTCGCATTGTGAAGTTTTGTCATTATTCCTGTCAATGACTTAGACTTAAACAGGTGAGCTTCATCACCAATAACACAGTCTATATCATCAAAGTATCTTTTAGGGAATTTGTAAATAGATTGCCAAGTTGATATGATAATAGGCTTATCAGTATTCTTATCCTTCCCACCATATATTTTATGAACATGAGCATCAGCATCCCAACCGTAGTCAATGAAGTCGTTGACCATCTGCTCCACAAGGGAAGTAGTTGGGACGATTATAAGTATCTTCTTTGCGGTGGCAGCATAGTATCTGACTATGGAGTAGATCATAAGGGACTTTCCAGATCCCGTAGGAGAAAGTAACAACTTACGATTATTTTTTATAGCCTCGTAGACTGCCTTGTATTGGTAGATACGAGGTTTTATATTGCATACCTTATCCATAAAGTGCTTAACACCTTGTGGAGATACTAGATCATTATTCTCATGGACATCGCCATACCACTCATCTTTCTCATACTCTATATGGTACTGCCTCTCATACGCCCACGAATCTAAATGGTTTGTTAAACCATGATAGAGTGCTCCAGTACCAGGAGAGTATAAACGAATAGTACCATCCCAGTATTTGTATCTGGGATTCTTTTTTAAATACTTTGCTTCAGGAACTTCAAACGTGAAGTAGTCTGCTAGTTCCCTATGGACATGCTCCTCTTCAGAATGAATAGTAATATAAACTTCATTCTTCTTTTTGACTAAGAGGTGTGTCATTACTGTCCATTAATAAATTTCTCCCACTCAATAGCACTCTTAACTTGGAAACCTCTATTAGAAATTTGTTTCATTACCTGATCTAACCAATAGAGCATTTGATCTAGGTATTTAATTTT